TGGGATATAACTTAAGCACTGGTGTTGAGTTAACTAATCACAAATATTTTGGATTTGCTGATGCTGATTTTCCTAAGGAGAATCGTGGTACAATCGTATTTGGTTCCATTAAAAAGTATATTGATTTGTTATCAGCAACAACAAGTCTAACTGAAGCTCAAACTTTTTCAAGCGACTATGCTCCAGGAGAAGGAAATATTCCTGCAGCTGTTTTCATGCAAGACACAGCTTACAATGGTTTGTTATTCGGTTTAAAATCGAAAAACAATCTGAAGTCATTTGGCAGCATATACAAAGACATTGATGACAACTTTGTAATCAAATCTGATCAAGGTAAAAATAGATCAGAATATTCTAAGTTGATATTAAACAGATTATTCTTGAAATATGACAAACAAGTATTCTTCGAAGATAATCTTGATGTTGTTAAGAATGTAAAAATCAGTGGTAATTTAGTTGCTGACAAAGACATTAGACTCGGATTGATTGACAATCCTTATTTCAAAGCATATGGCAATACAACTGAAGTAGGAACTAATGGAGATAGTTCTTACACAGTAATGAAAAGTAGACTGATTCAATTTCAGGATGCTGTTTATGCTGCTAAGGTTTTGGTAACAAATCAAGATCGTACATTATCAGCTTCTTATACATTAGAAGGTGCTGGGATTATTGATGCTGAGGTTATTGAAACACCAGATTCAGATTTAAAATATATCACAACCAATGCAAGTGATCCTACAAAGTTCGTAACAAGTAATTATCTTGGTATGTTAATTCAAAAGATTAACAACATAGTTAATTGGAATAACAATTACGTTTGGAGAAAAAGTCAATTTGCTGATGGATCAATTAAAAGAATTGTTGTTGATGGTACATTAGATATTTCTGGTGTAATCACAGCAAGAAATCAAATTCAATCAGTTGTTGCTCAAGGAACCGCACCATTTGCTGTTCAAAGTACAACAATGTGTCCAGGATTAAATTCACAATATGTTGGTGGTTATAATGAATCATCATTATCAAAAACAGATCACAACCATAATCTTGCAAATCTTGTTGAAAGAAGTTATAATTCGTTAACAGATAAACCAACTTCACTACAACCAGGACCTCATGAGCATGAATTTGTTCCAATTACTGCAACAGAAAATTATGGTGCAGGTGGATTGAAATTTATGCAAGCTTCTGGTGGTGAAAATATGCCAACAGGTAATTGGAATCATTTGATTCGTATGCAGCATCCAGGATATGCAACAACAGGTTACTGGGCAGATTTAGCATTTGATTTTGATGCTTCAAATAGCATATACACTCGAAGGAATGCGAACGGAGAAAAAACTCAGTGGGATCGGATAGCATTAACGCGCGAAGTTTTTGCAAAATTAGACAAAGCTGGTGGGGAAACTTCTGGAATGGTTAGCATGTCAGCGCTAATGAGTTCCCAAGCAGATCTTTATGGTTCGCCATTACAAATTCGTGAAAGAAATAGAATTGGTAGTGCAACAGCTGATGCTCGTTATGCACCAAATTTAAATTTCTATTGGGCAGGATATGCATCCAATTCATTAATGATGACTGCTGATGGTCAACTACATTGGAGTAATTATGATGGAGCTGGTAATCCAACTTTAAATAAAGTTTGGAGTGCAAACAACACAGGCCCTGGTTCAGGTTCTAATATGGATATGGTTGATGGTCTTCATGCTGATGCATTTGGAAGAGCTTATGGTGGAAATTTTGATTTCGGTGGTAATGCAAATGGAATTGATACAGCAACTTTTATTCAAACATTAAAAAATCTTGGTGCAATGAACCAAGCTTATTGGGTTTGTCGTACTTCAAATGCATCTAATAATAATCAATATATTTATGATTCAGGTTATGGTAATATTCATTTATGTGGTTGTACCATAGAAGTAATAGGATGGACAAATACATATACTGTTAGAATTTTATCAGGAACAACAACTAATGGAAATGTCAATGGTGTATTGGATGCTGAATTTGTATATTCTGAAAATTATGATGGAAACAATCATTGGAGAATACTTCAAAACAATGCACTTAAGGTTGCAACAATTTCACAATGTAATGCTTTAGGTAGTAATGATGTTGTAATTACTCCTGGAAATATTGGTGCTACTTTTGATGCAATGGGTTATGGATTAGGTACATACAGGACTGGATATACAAAAATGCCTAATGGAACTATTATTCAATACGGAACAACAGCTGTTGCAATTAGACAAGGTGGAACAATTTATTTTCCAGTCACTTTTCCAAATCATTGTCATGCAGTTACATTAACATGTTTATATCCGGGAGCTTCAGGTATTGGTATGTTGAAATCCAAAGCAAATTCAAACTTTGTTTGGCATGATGTTTCCGTATCAATTTTAACTGATGCATTTATTTCTTGGATTGCAGTTGGTAATTAAATATTAAAAACTTAAAGCTATGGGAAACAAATTCGCTCCACTTCAAAAATCTGAACAAGGTCACAGTCCTGATTTCAATTTTTATTGTTTAGGTTGTGATTGTTATCATGGAGTATGGACTACATCAAAAAATGTATCAGATGCTATTTGGCTTTTCAACAATAATCTTGAAAAGCCAACACTTAGTCCATCATTATTGAATAGATTCGTAACATACAAACAGGATCAGAATAAAAATATCATACCAACAACAATTAAAAATGTTGTATGTCATGTGTTTATTACAGATGGAATGATTCAATACTTACCTGATTGTACACATTATTTAGCAGGACAAACAATAGAATTACCAAATATAAACGATATTTAAATACAAACAGATTATGAAATACTTTAGTCCACGTTCACAAGGTTTTTATTGCTCAGAAATAAATGCCGGATTCATGCCAGAAGATGTTGTTGAACTTACTGACGAACTTTACACACAATTACTTGATGAACTTGGCAGGGGTTATGATCTTGTATTTGATGGTAAATTACCAAAAACCGTCAAACATGTTATTACAACAGATGAAACATTAAATATTAAATTAAGTGAAGCGAATAAATATCTTCAAGATACGGATTTTTATTTTACAGTTGATAAATATTCACAATTAACTGAGGCAAAAAAATTAGAACTCACAACTTTGAGAGAAGCTAAGCGCGATTTTATACGTGCAAACAGTTGAAATTAGTTTCGACTCATAAAAAGAAAAAATATGGGAAATATAAATAACGGTTTAGAAGTTTTTGAAAGTACGTTCTTGTACCTTCAGAAACCTTTTAATTCACCTTTGGATATTAAAAACAATATATCAGTAGTTGTTGGTAAACAAGTCTATTTTGATATATTGTTTTCTTTTTCATTTGATGGAATAAATTATAGTGAATATATCAAACAAGCTGATTGTGTTGAGGTTGTTTCACTATTGCCGATATATGTTTCCATTTATTGCAAGCGTATTATTCAAAATGATTTAGCTACACCAAAGTCAATATATGAAAAAATCAATGTTAATCCAACACAGGCTAACCTCATCATCAATAAAATCACGTATCAGGAAATAGAAATTCCAATAGATGAAATAAAATACAAAACAGTATATGAAGCTGTAAGTGAATATCCAAGATGGAATTTTTATGATAATCAGGATGCTAATGTTCAAAGATGGTTAAAACAATGTAGCGCTATTTCAGAAATGTATGGTTTGACTTGCATCTATTTTAAAACAGAACCAGTAGCTACTGAAACAGTTCACACATTTTCAACATATGCTATGCGTAATGTTGTCAATATTAAGAAAATTCATTTTTTAATACCTGATAACGAATTACCAGAGGATCGTGCTAATTATACTGACTGGGATTTCGCATTACAAGATGATTTTATTGTACATATTGTTAATGAAAAATTTGTTCAAGCATTTGGAAATGTTATTCCTTCAGAAAAGGATTATCTATATTTCCCAATGGTTAATAAATTATTTAGAATCAATACTCAACCTCAACCTAAAAAAGGTTTTATGGGAAAGAGTGCTTGGTGGGAAGTTTATCTTGCCAAATTTGAAGATGATGATACAGTTAAAATTGATGATGAATTACGATCAGCTATGACCGGTATGCCTGGGTTTGATGAAGGTATGGATATGATTGAAACAGACGAACTGAGCGATGTTTTGGATGAAATTGATGATTTCAAATCCGATACAATTAGAACTAAAGAATGGATTGATCAGAAAACAGTTGAAGAAAAGAAAATTCCATCACAAAATTTCACAAACAAACTGGAAGATAGCACTTTTTATGTATCGTTAAAAGAAACTGAAGTACAACGAGAATTTTACAACAAAAAATTGGCAATTGTTTCAATAAGTGTTGACAATGCATCGTTTCCAACAAATATGTATAATTGTAATGACGTTCAGAAGAGAGTTGTTGCAATGCAATATAGTTTGAAAGATTACACGACAAAAAATAAATTTTCCACAATTGTAACTACTGGTTATCAAATTTCTTTCAACTTTGTTCTTATGAATAATTTTGTTGGTGAAATGTTTGATTTTATTTCGAATATTGCATCTATTTTCACGATAAGAAGCAATAGAAATACATTGGAATTGATTGATCAAAGAAATCAAATTACTTTTCCAACTAATTTCAAATTTACTCTACAAGAATTTTATCAAATTGTTATTGATTACTCAGTTGTTTTAAAACAATTCTCAATCAAGATTTTTTCGTTAGTTAATAAGGAAAAAAACTTAGAATTTCAAAACATATATATTGTTGATACTGTAATTAATCAAAATATTTCAATAACAGGATTAGACCTATTTGGCGGTTCATATCTTGTTAATGATGTTACATTTATAATTAACGATAAAATCATACTAAAAGACATTTGTAATCCTTTATTGCAGATGAATAAATTTGGATAAAAATAATAAACCATGGTAATAAAAAAGGGTTATAATAATGATACTGGTTGGGACTTACTCGAGCAAGAACAAGCAAAAGCCTCAACAAAAATAATAAATATGGAACAGCAAAATATAAGTGACGCTCAAACTGATGAAGAGTTTGAGGCCCAAGAAATTGAAGATGCTTTCAAAAATGATGGAGAAGATTTTGCTGAAGTATTACAACTAACGCAATATACTGATGGTGGATTAACACCAACAAGACCATCTGAATTTGTTATCGCAGAATATGAGGATATTAATACTCAGGAACTTAGTCAAAAACATAAAATTGTAGCAAAAAATTTCGTAGCTAAAATAACGAAATTTATTCTTGATTTTAATGACGTTGTTCTAACAGAGGCACATAAAACTTATATTAAGCAAGTTGGGAATCTTCAAGTACAACATTTAGAAGATTTACTTTTGCTTACTGATGTTAATAAAAAAATGATTGATAATATTATTCATCGGGTTAATGCAACTCAAGCTGAAGACTATGCAATCATTAACAGTTATAATAACTTGATCAATCAGCATTTAAAATTGATGAGAGAGTTGCAAAATACTTACAAATCAATTCCATCTGTTCTTAAGAAAATGAAAGCTGATGTTTTATGTAACCAAGCTTTAGAAGAAGTTAATGGAAGTGATGAAGTAATAACCGAAGATTACGGAGACACTCAATTTAATAATTCTAAACAAATGTTGAGGTCATTAGTTAGTGGATATAAACCTCCAATGTCAGCCGAAACAGAAGTTAAAGAAAAAACATAAACATCATTTTCATAAATAAATTAAAGTTTAAAAAATCATATAAATTAAAAAATTAACTTATGGACAGTCGATTACGTTCAATTATCAGCAAAGCAGCTGGTACTTATTTCATAGTTACCGATAAATCTCAGGTAGCTACAATTGAAGCTGAGAATAAAATGAGATTATATTTTATCAATTCAGAAAAAGGTCCTGTGAATATGCTTTTCAAATTTGCGAAAGGTGATATTACTGGATTTACTTCTATTTTTGGTAAATCAACTCGGCTGAGTGAAAAAAGAGGGAATTTCTCTCATGCAACCTGTTTGGATGGAATTGAATCCGGTCCTATTGCTGTAATTAATTTACGCAAATTTGAAGATACTGATACTGTTGGTATTTCAAATATGAGTGCAAATAAATTACCTCAAGAAATTAATGTTGCAAAATATTCTGATTTATTTAATACAAACTCTTTCTGGTCACCAAAACCTGAAAATATTAAAAGTTTATTGGAAAATCATTGTGTTTTAAATTTTGGAAATGTTGGACATAACGATGTTTCAATTTTTGTTGTTCGTTCAAAAAATTATGCATCGTTAACAAGTGAAGGTGAAAAATCATTATTAACTTGTTCATTAACTATCGATGAATATCCTGCACTTGATTTCCATATGCTTTTGAAAGATACATTTGTTGATGTTTATGTTTTCAACAATACTTTTGATGTTACATCAAATACAAACCAATTTTTTGGACATCTTTTCAATAACGAAGGTAATCTTGATTTGCTTCGTTTAAGTGAACTTGCAACAATTGCTGAAGCAGGTTTTGTAACTAAATTTACTGGTTCACTTATTCCTGGATTGAAAAATGAATCAGCTGAAGATATTTCAATTGATACAATTATAAATCAACAATATATGTCTGTTGGTATTATTGCTGATATTAATGAGGATGTTTTCGAATCAGAAACACCAAATTTCATAGATATTTATGGTAACGGATATTTCGATGAAACTGGTTTACTTACTGTTGGATCAGAAACAAAAATGTTATCACATTTTGTTCCATCTGAATTAACAACAGAAGATGTTGTATGGCCATTGGTTACAAAAGTAGCAAATATTGCTCCACCAGCTGCTAATAAAATAAAATATGTTGTTGAAAAAGTTAATGAAACACAATTCATTACTTCTTTTGAACAAGGTATTCGTGTTGGAAATAAAATTCTTGGTACAGAAGGAATTGTTGAAGTAACAGGTATTGATATTATTGATCCAGTTGCAATTATTGGTGTAACAGAAGATACTTTCACAAAAGTAAAAGTAACATGTTCAGGTTTAATTGATTACACAACAGTTCTTACAGTAAATTCAATCATAAAACTGAATGCTTTTTCTGAATCAGGTTTAATCGTACCAACAAATCTTTCAGGTTATGTTCAACGTGTTGAACAATTCATGGACGGTACTGTTGAGAAACAAACAGAAATTCTTAATATGATGCTTGATCCAGGTATTGTAAAGGGAATAAAATCAACAAAGGGATTACGCTATGTAATTGACTGTTTCAAGTCATTTGTTGAACCTGGTTACAAATCTCAGTTCGGCCAATTATGTTTCACACTTGATGAAGCAAATCGTTTCGTTCGCGCTATTATTAACGAACCTTTTATTGCCGATCTTCAGAAATCAAACAACCCATTATTCAAACAATATCCGGGTGGTGCTTTTGATTGGACTTTAGTACCTCAAGGTGGAAATAAAAATTATTCAACCAAATCATTAACAAAATTCGTAACAGGTGGGGATTTAAGTTTCTTCTTCGGTCCGGGTGAAGTTATTGGAAATATTGTTAAACCTCTTGCCGGAAAAATTTCAAATCTGTTCTATCTTAAGGCTAAGGCTTTTGATGTTGTTGCGAATGAATCCGGTTATTTGACAGGTGTTGCTGAACTTGAATCTGACATTGATGATGTTGAAAGAGTATCTTGTGAAGCTTTCAATTACAATCCAATTATTGATTTCAATGGTTTCACGATTTATGGTAACCTTTCAGGTCAGAAAGATGTAACAGCTCAACAGCAGATTCACAATTCTGAATTGCTTGCATACATTAAAGAATCGTTATATAACCTTTCAAAAGGTGAAGCCTTCAAAAAAGGTAATTATGATGACTATTTGAGAACTGAAACTGAAACAACATCTTTCATGGAAGACCTGGTTCTTGCTGGTGCAATTCTACCAAATCCGATTGTTATTTGTAATGCTTCAAACAATACGCTTGAAATTCAGAAGGTTAAAATCAAGCTGGTTCACATTGAATACACTCCTGTTAATTCTCTTGAAAAGGTTGTATTTGATTTACAAATCAATTAATAATTAAGCATGAAAAATTTTTCAAGCATATCAAACATAAATCAAACAGAAAAGGATCATCTCATAACTGAGATGATCCAAATTTCTGGTTTGGAAAAACCTATTGTCAATAAACTATATGATCAGTTTTTATTTGAAGGTGATGGTTCCTTAGCAGGGGTCGCAGCTAAATTTAAAGATTTTTCAGCTGTAGCTGGTGATGGGTTAGAAGATATTATCGATAAAATTTCCCAATTGTTAAAAGACTTAAATGTCAACAGAAATGAAGTGATACTTAATTTACTTTTAGGTAGAGCTTCAAATCCAATAGCACTTGTTAAGATAATCGTATTTATATTGTTATCTAAAAACAAAGCAAATTTTCTCGATATTGCTAAGAATATAAAATTAGATTTTAAACTTGGTAACTTAATGGAATCAGTTGAAATCATCAATAATAATGATGATGGAAGTTCCGAAACACCAGCAGAAAAAGCTAAATTTTATGGTGATCTACGTACAATCCTTGCAAAAAACAATGGTCGTTTTGGAAATGCTTATCACTTAGATAACGTTCACAATACTATCATAGAATATCTTGACAGAGAAATCGAAGAGATAATCAACAGGGATAATGTGAATACTGTTACAGATACATTCCATACGGATTTTATAAACCAAATTCTTGAAAATAAAATGAATCCAATGTATGCAAACATAAACACCTTGCGTACAATGATTCCTGATATTCAAACTCTGGTTTTTGATATGATGTGTCTCGTTACAACTTTCGTTAGAAATAATGAAGATGCAATGCAGTATATTTCTCGTGATACTTATAATCAATACTTTGAAGCAACAAGGAATCTTTATGGCGGAATAAGTTCATCAAGAAAAGCATCTAAGGTTTGTTCACCATTTGTTGAACCTAACACGGACGCAAGTTCGAAAGAAGCTAAAGATGAAATCCCAGGTTTTCGTTCAACAAATGTTCTTTCAAATAAAATTTTAGATAATATCCAAATAGATTACAACAAGTTTGAAATTTACAATATTCAACCTGTTAATGTTATCGATATGGTTAACATCATGAAATCTTGTGGTTCAGAATTTAATTTAAAGACTCGCTCATTGCTAAGGAATTATGTTACAAAAGCTTTAGAAATTCTTTCGAAAAGTCATAAGGTAATTTCGCAAAGAAAGCAGATCAATAAATATAAAAATGGTTATTAAAAAATCTAAAATTTAAAGATATGGCAAAAGTTACTTTTCCGCACGTTACAAATTCGACGGCCGCTGTTAATAAATATGAACCGGTAGTTGCCAGTTCATTTAATGCTCACTTTGTTCTTATGGGCAAACTGAAAGAAGCTCTTGGTGATTACGGATTCCTTCGTGAATATATTAAAAGTGTCACTGGATTGTTTATTGAATATGCAGCGAATACAATTGAAGCCGGTTACAAAACGGTGAAATTTCGTTACGATTCAAATGAAAAACAAACTTTCTACGATGTTGAGATTGCGTTCCATAACTTTCTCGATAACGATTCGAAAATGTTTGTTTACAATGCATTGGTTAAATGGTCACGTTTCAAATTCAACCCTTTGACAGGTGAAAAAACTTTGAAAAAAGATTATTCTGACGCTGCTCTGATCGTTGAAAAATTCAATCGCGATGGTACTATTTATTGGAGGCGTATGGGTCACCACGTTTTCCCGATGAATGATCTTCCTGATCAGCTTGGTGATTATTCTGCACATGATATGCAGGAACTTACAGTCACTTTTAATGCTGATTATGTTTCAGACATTACTAACGATCCACGCCTTGTATAATGATTGTCAGGCGTGATGTAAAAATAATAAAAGTTGAAACTGAATTGAAGATCAAACCTTCAAATTCAGTTTCAACTTTTAACGAAAATAATATCGAAATAAAAACTGCTATTGACGAAAGTATTGAGGCTTTAAATATACTGGAAAAACAAGGCATAAATATTTACGATCCTGATAATACTCCTGGAATGTATTTGTTTAATCATTCAAAAACAGAAATCCCAGTTGTTTTGCAACATTTATTAAGCAAAAATGCTAAAAGGCAAAAGTCAATAAATAGTGAAGACAGTGAGGATAATTCAATACCAAATAATTTATTACAATTTTTCAAAAATAAAAAACTATGAGCAAAGCGGAAGACATTGAAGCATTAAGGAAACTCGAAGAAGAACAAAATCCTGCAGGACCAACCGGCGAAAAAGGACGTCCAGGAGTTGATGGAAAAAATGATGAACCATTTTTCAGTGGTGATGAAACAGATCGTCCAAATATGTTGGATGGTTACAAAATTCTTGAAAATTATGATCTGCCTCAACAAGGTAAATTATATCCTGACGCATGGACATTCGCATATCGTTGTCCTGAAGCAAAAGAAGTTGCAAATTTTTCTACAATCAATGAACAGGATCAACCAGCAATCATTATTGCTATTGAAGATTTGATTCGTCGTTGTGTTGTTATTTATGATACAGACAGAAATCGCAAAGTAAGTACAGGAGAAATTTGTGATTGTCATCGTACGTATTTCTTATTGAAATTACGCGAATTTTATCTTCCTGAAAGTCCTATTCAATACCCTGGTGTTTGTTCATTATGTCATGAACCAAAAGAAATTCAGTTGTTTGCTGATCTTTTTGAATATGATGATATTAGCGTAAAATTATTGGAAGCTTTTGATGGCAGGAAATTTTCTTTAAATATGCCTGGAGTTGAAGAACCAATTGAATTTTTAGTTCCAACCATTGAATTATCAACAAGAATTTTCAAATATCTTGTAAGAGCTTATCGTGAAAATTCAAGTGATCGTGAAACAAAAAATGCTGATAAGATCGTATATGATAAGCAATTTTTATTGATGGCTCCTTATCTTTATGAAACTGGAAAAGAATCAATCAAAGAACTTGGAGTTAAATACAAAACAATCCAAAAAGATGAGAACCTTTTCAAAGCTTACCTGGAAATTGTCACAAAATTGAAACTTGATAATTCGGAATTTGTCAATTCAAAATGTGAGGCTTGTGGGTCAGAGGAGGAGGCTCAAATACGATTTCCAGGAGGATGGAAAAATATGTTTGTCAGTAAGAAAAGTACTTCAGGATATTTCGACTAATGGTTATAATTATCCAAAGCATGATAAATTCGAATATTATTATCCAAAGATAAAATTATTCGAATTTATCTACAAACAGTCAATAGTCGGTCAAGAAGCATATTATAAAACATGTATGTTCGCAGCATACAAAACTTCCAATAATCAGGATATACTTGAAAGAATGCCTTATTTTGTTTTCAATAATTCATCAATATTTTTAAACGAATTTATTGACATTGAAAATAAAGGTGAAGGTGGTGATGGAGCAAGTGGAGCTGCTGAAGACATGCAAGCAACGGCTAAAAATACTATGAATGAAACAATGGGGTCCACTAAGTCAATGATGCGTGGAATGAAATTGCCAAAAAATTAGTAGTATTAGTGCGCATATATAAAGAGATAAATGATTTATCAGAAAAGTTAAAAATTCAATATGAAAAATCTTAACGAAGGACAACAGGATAGTTTACAAAATTTATTAGGAGGGTTTAATAACGATTCTGATAAATCAAATCTCGATATGTCAAGTGTGAAATTAACCAATAAAAGTAAGAAGAAAAAATCAATTTTTTCGGACGATGAAATTCCACTTATAACTCCAGTACAATCAACACAAATCATAATTCCTAAACCACTTCAAATTGAAATTAAGGATTTACAAATTCAAGCTGTTAAAGCTATTCAAAATGTTGAAGAAGTAAAGGAAAAAACAAAAGCTCGGTCAAAGAAAAAAGATAAAACATCTGATTTTTTAATGGCCGATATTTTATCACAAAAAATTCAGGAAATAAAAGAAGATATTGAATTGATTACTGGTGAAATTTTACCAGAAGAAATTAACATCATACAAATTGAAGAAGACATTGATACAGCTTTAGCTGCTATTCCTGGTGGTGATGCTTTCGATATTACCGATATTGAAATAATTCCATCAAAAATTCACAAGGATAAAACCGGTTATTACAAAGTTAAAACGAATATCAAAAAAGATAATATTCCAAATATTATCAATAGTATTGCTTCGTATGTTAAGAAAATGACCAAGGGATTAATTTCTCCAAGAGTTTGTGATCTTAGAGTTATCGGAAATACAAACAAAACTCAACTCAGAAACGCAAAATATAAGTTATCAGCTGCTACTGTTGTATTCAAACCGGATTTTGAAAAATTGAAAGTAAACAAAGGTACTCGTTTCATGATTTCAATACCAGAAAATCATGTCACAACAGGTAACTTACTTGTTTATTTACAAGAGTCTCGTGCAAAAACAATTCTTGAAATATCAGCATCAGAATTTAAAAATATTAATTTTTTCGTTGAATTTATTGGCGATAGAATTGCTGAATATTATTTCCATGGTTATGATGTAACTCTTAAAAAGTTAGAATTAAGAGGTACCAATAATCCATTGATGCAAGTTGTCACAAATGTATTAAATTCAGGTGAATATTTCGCCAAACCTTATACAGATGCAGACAATCATTTATTTTCCGTAGATTTCAGGTCAAAAGGTACGTTGAATCAATGGTTATATATCAACATAATTGAAGGTGAAATGCCTGGCACTTATGAAGTAATAGCTAAAAATGATGCTGATCAAACATGGGAATTTAGAATGCTTCAAACAACTGTGACAATTGGTTGGTTGATTGATAAATGTTACGATCTACTTAAAAAAGCTTATGAAAGAGACTGGACTAAGGAATTAGATATTCAGGACTCAGAAGATAGTTTCTTTTACATGTATAACAAATTGACT